GAAAGAAGGGAAGACTAATTTAGATTTTGTAGTTGAGTGGTGTGGCGGAAGTTTTTTTCAGAGTAGCGAATCATGTTGCCTCTTCCCTTTCTTGGCAATGCTCCCTCTTTATTTGTTTTCTTCTGCCATACCTTTAAAAACAATATGAAAATTACAGACTTAGACAAAGAGATTAAGAAGAAGATTGTATCAGATCGTCAAAAAGAATATGGCGATTACCAATACAATTTCACTATACTTGCCGAGCTTTTTACCTTAATATTAGCTCCGAATTTAAAAAAAAAATTAAAGCCATATCAAGTAGGTCAGCTAATGATGACACTCAAATTGTTTAGGACTACCAAGGGTTATAAGGCAGATAACTATCACGACCTATCTATCTATAATGACATGACATTTGACTTACACAAAAAAGATATAGACAAAAGAGATAAAAATGAGTAAGTATTTAAGAATTAAATCTGGCGAAGCTAGTTTTGAATTAGTTGAAAGATTTGATGATGTAAAGAAAGCTGCCGACCCCAACGCACAGGGAGAGTATGTAGAATGTAAAGTCTCAGCAATTAAAATAGACTTTACCAAAGTGAAAAAGGAGAAAGATGGAAGAGTTGAGAACTCGCCTTCAGAAATACAGGGATCTTCAACAAAAGAAACACGAGAAGTACCTGGAAGCAAAGCATAAAGTACATAAGTATCAAAAAGATTCTTATAGATTGCTTTGGAAAATAGAGAAGGCAAAAGAAGAATTGATGAGAGCATAACTCATTAGTTTACATTGATAAAAAAAACAACAAATACCTAGGGGGATTTATGTCTTTAGCAAAACAAGAATTTCAAAAACATATTAAAAAAATAAATAACAACGATTTTATCTACAAGCATAAGATAGCTTTTTATTTATTATCAGATAGAGAATATAAATTATATGAAGCAGGATTTAAAAAAGGTTTTGAGTTAGCACAACAAAAAATGTCAAATCATATTAGTGAAATAAAACAAACACACATAGTGCCTATCAATACAGAAAGAAAGATTGTTGGTTATCAATTTAGAAAACCTAGACAAACAGAGATAGACTCCATAATTAATAAGGTTTGTATTAAGTATGAAGTAAGTAAGAAAGAATTATTTACCAAGACTAGAACTACAGATATTGTGCGATCCAGAAATATTATTCATAATGTATTAAGTGAAAAATATAAGATGAGCTTAACAGAGATAGGAAAAATTTTTGGACAAGATCATACTACAGTTTTACATTCAATAGAAATGAAACAAAATAGAAAAAGATTCTGGAGTGATGAGCAAACTATTTGGCAAGAGTTTCAAGAACTTATAGCATAATGCCAAAGCACAAATGCTCTAAATGTAAAAGAGCTGCTATAATTATAGAAAATAAAATATATTTTTGTGCTGATTGTTATTTAATATTAAAAAAAATATTTACTTCTTAAATCCTGATAGCATAGACTTGTAAGACTTAGAGCTAATAGTAGATTTAGATTTTGATCTGCTTGTACCAGCTTTTTTTCTTTTATTTATATTATAATACAAACCTTTTTTAGCTGTCTTACCAGATTTTGTTTTGTGATAACCTTTTTTCATTAGTCTCCTTTTTAAAATTTATATATTTATCAAAGCACAATTCATCTTTACCATTATGGCAAAAGTGTTTGTGTTCTGCATTTATAATCCATCCACCCATAGTATTCAATAGTTCTTTTTTACACCAATCGCAATATCCACAGATAAACTCCCTTATCTTTGATCTATTCCAAGTTTTTTTTCTTAGCATTTTTCTTTTTACAACTACATAACTTAAAGGTTAATAGATCATTTATTTTTTCATTTAAACTATCTATCCAACCAAAAAATTTTAATAATAATTTGTCTACCATTTTTTGCAGCTCCAATATCTTGCACTTAATTTATTAGTTGCAGTAGCACATCTATGTCTAGCACGAAAAGACTTTCTTCTAGCTGGATTAGATTTTTTAATAGTCATGTTGGCATCCCCATATCTAATGAGCTTTACCTTGTTGCCTGACTTTGCTAGTACCGCAAACTTTTTAGTTTTAGTTCTAGCTTTCTTTGGTTTATTGTAACCTGCAAATGTTTCACCTCTATAATTTATACTCATTCTAATATTAAAGAAGTTATTTTCTTCTCTCCCATATAGATTTCTATGTTAGCTTTTGATTTAATACATTGATAAGTAACTCTACCACTATCAGACTTATCTCTCATAGCATATCTTTTAGCTTTAAGGCATTTGCTTAAACTATCTTGTATTCTGTGTTCTTTAATTTCGTTATTTACAATAAGTAATAAAGCAAAAACTGTTTCAATCATTGGTGGTTACCATTATTTCTAATTTTATCTTTCATATTTTCTATGTTTGTTTCTATATTTTTTATATCTTCCATAGCTCTATTAAGATTAACTGTGTTATTTCTCATGCCTTGCATTTCATTTTCTAGCTCTTCGATTTGACTAGCCATGTGTTCAAGTAACATAAACTGTTCTTGGTCAGTAGGAACTTGCTCAGACTTTTTAAGTAAATCACTACTAAATAATTCTCTTGAAGTTTCCAACGAGGTCAACCTGGAAGTCAATTCGGTGTACGCAAATATACCCATAGCCACAGCTACAACAATACCAATCATGTTTTTAATTGGCATGGCAACTGAAGTATTTTCGCTTACCTTCATTAGAAAATAGTTGCTATTACAAATATTAATATAACAACACCTGCAATAACCTTATGGTCTGTCCAGAAGTGTTTAATTGTTTCAAATATTTTGTCCATAATATTATCCTCCTAAAAGTGTATACCATTTTCTTTTAGAATTGTAAGGTCTTTATCTTCCTTGTCTATTGTATTTTTTAAAGCTACGAGCTTCTGATTTGTTTAGATTTTTCTTATGCCTTCTTGGTCTTTTAGGTGGCTTATCTCTAGGTACAAAGTGTAGAAACTTAACACGAGCCATTATATTTTTTCTGCCAAATTTCTTTTTGACTTAATCCTATTTCATCTTGTTTTTGTTTACAAGTTGGTTCAATATCTTCTTGTTTTATAATATCAACTAATGCGTATCTATAAACTTTAGTATTATCTCTCCATTGAAAATGTATTAAGTATCTAGGATCTTCGTATTGTTCAATTAGTCTTGGATCAAATGCAGCTAATGTCATTTTCTTTTAAAACTACCCTTGCCTTTTTTAGGTTTTACTATTCTTGGTTTATATTTTTTTGACATTAAATCTTTTGCTATAATATTTTTTCTTTTCATTATTTTTTTCTCATTATGTCTGCACCTTTAAGACCATAAATTGCAGACACTACACCTATAAATATAGCTTGATACCAATAAGGTAAGTTTTTAAAGTATTCAAAGAATAAATCTATTCGATCACGAATCGTAGGATCGTCAGAGAAAACAGACCAACCCAATAAAAGAATAGGCAAAGATACAAGAATAAGGACAAATTCATCCTTCCAACCATTATCATTGCTCTCAATAACTTTCGCTTTATATTCAATTTCACCTTTCGCCATTTGCTCTGCGTGGTGCATCTGAGCATCTGACATCAACTGTTTAGTTCGTTGCTTGTTCTGATATATTCTAGCTCCAGTCTTTACACCTAAACTTAATAAATTCAACCACATTATCCTTCTACCTTTCCATCTTTCCACTTCATTTCTGGTAAACCATTGTCAAATTTTTTACCATCATAAGTGAGAACTTGTTTTCTATTAGATCCTTTTTCATTATAAGATACATGAACCCAACCACCAGCAGGATCATCTGGATTATAAAACTCTAATATTAATTGATCAAAGTCGCAGTTAGCTTGTATCCAATAAGCTGTTTGAATGTTAGGTACACCTGCTATTTCAAAATCTACTGCCTGACCCTTTGCGTGTTGTGATGTTTTCTTACTACCAATAGCTTCACATAATTCTTCTGATCTATACCCTGATGTTACAGTTATAGGTTTGTCAAACTTAGCTCGTACTGGTTCTAATATTTCATAGCATACATTCTCAAGGTTTTTAATATCACCAGCTCCAGGTGTATTGTCTATACCCTTACGAGTTGCTGTCATTGACTTTGTAAATTCTTCTAATTTAAAATGTTTAGATAGTTGCATATAATATTTTTACCTTTAATTTTTTTTGTTCAATAGTAGTTTGCCTGTTAATAAGAGATCCTTTAGTTTTTCTCTTATAGCCATCACTAGGTGTACTATCCTTTTTTCTATAATTTTTAGTTTTAACATCATAAGCACTATACTCACCAGTAGACATATTTAAAGTAACAATGTCAATAGGTCCTAGTCCTCCAAGTGGTGTAAATACCAATATATTTGGGTCTTTGGCAAGGTTAAGTTGTGCTGCAAGTTCATTAATAAGTCCTATAACTGCTTTCTTTCGCCTAGCCATCCCATTTGAAGAAGCCAAGTAAGACTCCTGCAAGACCCCCAAGAATAATTAATAAGTTAATAGCACCTTTTCCTTTACTTACATCTGTTCTTAGTTGTTTAATTTCTGTTCTCATTTCATCTATTGCTTTAAATAATGTTTTCATTCTTTCTGCACAAATAGCTTCATGCTTTGATAATCTCATGCCTGTCATTTGATCTGTAAATTGTTTTGCAGTTGTGCTTTTTTTTCTAGGCATATTATGTTCCTACTGTTACTTCTTGACATTGAAACTTAATAGCAAGTTTTTCATCTTCTATTCTATCACCATATAATTCTTTTAAAGTATTATGTGATGCTTTGTAACCATGTAAAATACAATCTTTATATGTATTAAATTCTAATGGAACTATGTGTGATGTAAGTGGAACTGAATTTTGCATATTAACAAAACTAAACAAATATAATGTTAATACAAATTTCATTATGATGGTTTAGTTGGAAATACAACAGCATTTACATCTTCAACAGTAGATAAACCATTTGTTAAATCACGAAGTTCTTGACGATATGTAGTCATTTCCTCTGACATAGTTACATCTGATAAAGCATAAAAATCTGTTTCAGCTAATTTTCTATTTCTATCTTGTCTTAAATTTGCAATAGCACGATCAAACGCACCATCAGCATGAGCTGCTTCATTAGCATCCCATTGTGCTTCTTCTTCTGCTGTGAAAGGAACTATGTTCCCATTTATTAAATGATGTCTAGCCATAATTATCTATACTCCTTTGTTAATTGTTATGCAATACCATAAAGGCAAATATCTCCAGCGTCTATATTCCCACTTTCAAATTTAAACTGTAATCTTGTAATTGCAGTTGTTGTATTAAAATATCCACCTACAAAAGTATTATAACTATATTGTTCATTTGCATCTCCATCATAAGTATAATTACAAGTAGCTATAAAATGTTTAACAAATGTGCTAGAACTTGGATTGAATAAATGTAAATATCCTGAAAGATTATCTTCATTTCCATTATCAATATTATAAGCAAGTCTTTGAAAGTTTGTGCTTTGAGCTAAATCTTGACCTGTATCATAAGCAAGCTCAGTAACTGCTGCATCCTGTCTATGTGCAGCATGAAAAAATGTAGAAGTTATAGTTTGATTGTAACTTGTATTTGTTCCTGTATCACCTTGAAAACTAAATTCTGCACTATCAGCCGATGGATGAATATTATTAAAAGTAAATAAGTATTCCTTATATGTGCTATCAATTCCAGAAGTAAAACTAATTGTAGATGAACTTGATGCTGTTTGTTTAGATAAAAATGTCATACTACCTAATCCAGTAATACTTCCAAAAGCAGTAGCTGATCTTACACCTCTATTATTTAATTTAACTAAAGCCATTAACTATCCTTAATTCCATAGAGTTTTATTGTGCCAGCATCAATATCGCCAGATGACATTTTAAATTGTATTTCGTCAATAGCTGAAGTAGTGTTAAAATATCCACCTCTGTAGTCATCAGTTGAAAAAGGTGCCTCTGGATTCATTTGCTGTGATCTACTAATAAAATGCTTAACATAGGTAGTTGATGATGGATTAAATAACCAAAGTTCTCCAGAAGTAGCACTATCATTTTGATTTCCATTAAAAGCAGTTAAATCTTGATAGCTTGTTCCTTGAGCTTGATCTCTACCAGCTTGATAGTTTAAACCAGCATCTGAGTTAGCCTCATCAGCAGTGGCATTAAAAGCAGTAGAAGTTATTGTTTCATTATAACCACTACCTCCAGATGCGTTTGCTTGAAATTGAAATTTAACATTATTAGTTTCTGGATGACAGCTAATCCATTTGAATAGATAAATAGGATATGTGCTATCCAAAACTACATCTGATGTACCATCAACAAAGCTAATAGTAGAACTTGAGGATGCTGTTTGTTCTTTAATTAAAGTCATAGCACCAGAAGGCACACCAGCCAAAGCTGTAACATCACTTATGCTATTATTGTTATACTTAACTAACGCCATATAATTTTATTACTCCACTATCTATGTTGCCTGACGACATAGCAAATTGTACTGCATTAATTGCTGATGTCGTATTTCCGTACCCAGCAGTAAATCCGTCCATTGCATAACTTGGATACATTGGTGTAAATCTTGAAATAAAATGTTTTACAAAAGTAGTGTTAGATGGATCAAATAAATGTAAAGAACCTGTACCACACTCATCATCAAGAGTTGTCATTGTATCTCCACCTAAAGGTGCTGATCCTGTTCCTTGTGCTAGATCATAAGCTGTTCTGTATTGTAGTGTTGTAGAACTACCTGATTCATTTTGAAAAGCATAAAAAGATGTGGTTGTTTTTGCAACATTATAATTTGATCCACCATCAACAGAAAAATTTATTCCAAAAGATGCGTTTGCTGATGGGTGTATATTATAAAATTTAAAAATATATTCTTTATAAGTAGAATCTATGCCTGATGTAAAGGATATTGCAGATGAACTTGATGCAGTTTGTGTTTCTAATAAAGTCATAGCACCACCAGAAACTGCTGCTGGTAAAGCAGTTATGGCTGATAATGAATTATTGTTTGCTACATTTATAGCCATAACAGGATCTCCACTTCTTTGTTAAACTTGTTTAACGAAGCTGTAATTGCAGACAAGGAATTGTTATTGGCTACTTTGATTGCCATAATTAAGCTCCAGTCAATGCTTTAATTTCATCGTCATTTAAACCAAGATCTTTTAACTTTTGTTTGCCAGATGCTTTGTCATTTTCTTTAGCAATTATTTTTTCTTTATCTTTTATTGTTTGTTGCAAATCAGCATTATGTTGATTTTCTTCTTCAGAAGTCATATCTCTTACTTCATTATTTATTTGTATTTTTAATGTCATATTATTTAACTCCTAATAGTCTTATTGTTCCAGCCGCAAATGTTCCAGCATTTGGATAAAGAGTAATTCCTGAACAAGCTGTTCCTGAATTAGCAACTAAAGTTCCAGCAAAATGAGAAACTACAACATTACTTGCACTTAAATAACTAGCTGTTCCTTCTGCTGTTTTATAATTAGATGTGCTTAGTGGATTATATAAATATATTCTTCCTACTGCTCCAGCATCTCCATCTTCAGGATAATTATATCCAGTATTCATTGATATATAATTTGTATTCCATGCTGCAAAATTAGTATCAGCTCCATTGCCATCTGAAGCTGTTTGAGTACCACCTGAAATTGATCGGTAATTAGCAGTTGTATATGCACTACCACTAAAATTAAATCTTAATCTTGGTTCTCCACTTGCACCTGATGTCATTTCAAAATCGTAATATTCAAATATATAAGTTTTATAATCAGTGGTAAAATGTCCATCAATAGAAATAGAACTTGAACCAGATGAAACAGAAGTTGTGTTTAAAAGAGCTACACCTCCACTTTTTATTAAACTGTAATCAACTCTTTTAAGTGTTCCAGCATCCGAAACTAAAAACTCATCTGTATCTGCTGGAGCTGTTGCTAAAGCAGTTTTTCCAGAAATTAAATCATTAGCAACTTTAGCTGCTGTTACAGTTCCATCGCTTGGTACACCAAGATCAAGAACTGATCCTAGTATATGAATAAAATTTATAACATCACCTGTTGCAAGGTTAGAAGCAAAGGTAATTGTAGATCCTGCTACAGTATAAGAAGTTCCAGGTGCTTGTATAATACCATTTAAAGATACAATCATGTGGTTTGCAGTTTCAGGTGAAACATTAGCACCACCTACTTGCATAGTGTATGCAGCTTGACCATTGACTACTGATATAGCATCACAAACTTGAAAGTTTCCTATTTGTGGTTCTCTACCTATATATGCCATAAATTAATCTCCAAATAATGCTGTTATTTCAGCATCTGTTAAGGGTTCTCCAGCTTTTAGTTTAGCTTTGCCTGTTTGTTTAGCTGTTTCTTTTTGTTCATCAGTTAATTCTTTATCAATATATTCTTGTATTTTAGTTTCAATTTCATTCCATGCTGGAGGATTTTTAGAAAACATAGAATTTTTAACTAAATTATATTCAGCTTCATTAGTTGGTGGATTTCCTTTATAACCTAAAAAGTTTTCTGAATTAAAATATACTGCTGCTTTGTCAAAATTTGCCATTATGTTGTGTACTCCATAAAATTTATTGTTGATATACATTGAGCAAGTCTGCCATCATCTGTACTGTTTGGATTTATTACTTTAACTGGATAAGAATTTTGAGAATTTTGAGATTCCCAAAACAAAACCCAATTTATTGATCCAGTTGATGCTGGACAATCAAAACTTTTTGAAACAACCATCATTGTTTGACTATCAGATCCTATATAAGCAAATGAGCCAACTCCATCATGGTCAGTTCCATTCCATGTAATTCCTACATTCATGGCAGCAGCACCATTTCCAATAGATGGAATTAAACAGTTTATTATAACTTTGCTACTTGCTTTAACATTGGTATATGTACCTGACAAAATAGTTACCTTACTTGTAGAAGTGGATAAAGCTGCTCTTGTATTATTTGTCTGTTCTTCTATTTTTAAAACTTTACCACCACCAATTAAACTAGCATCTAATCTTTTTAAAACTCCAGCATCACTAATTAAAAATTCATCTGTGTCTGCTGGCTCAACTGCTAAAGCTGTTTGACCAGTAATAACTGCTGGATCAAGATCACTTGCAACTACTGCTTTGTTAGCTGGTTTGTTTCCAATATAAGCCAATTAAAACTCCTATGTAATTTCCATTACTGATAATGTACCTGAAAGTTTATCAGCGACAGAACAATCAATTTGTATTTTGTCTCCAGCTTCTAAAATAACTTTAGAGCCAGATAAAATCTCAAGTGAAGATCCGCTAGGGATGCTCACATCTTTTACTAACATTGATGTACCATTAGTTACATTGTTAGCACCACCTCTGTTTGCTGTTGTAGAAACTAATTCTACTTCTGCTGTTACCGCAGTTGTATGTATGTTAGCAAGTATCAAGCCAAGAACTACAGTAGTTGTACTCCCTGCTGCTGTATACATAACATAAGGTGTACCTGCCGAAGCTGGTTCTGCTGCAAAAGTTATTGCCTTGAAAGTGTTTGCCATTTATATCTCCTATTTTCTCCTTATATACTAGCCGAGTGCGATTGCAAGAGCTGTTGGATCATCTGTTACAGCTATCGTTACTGTATCTGTTGAACCACCAGTAGTCGTAATCCCTGACCCTGCTGCTATTGTTACTGTATTACCATTAGTGATAGTTTGACTAGAGCCACTAGAACCAGCTAATGTAAAGCTAGTCATGTCTCCATCTGAACCATCTGCTCCAGAATAACTAAAGTGAACTCCAACACCATCTAAATTTGAAAATGACCCTGAACTAACAACATGAGTTACTGGAACTTTTGTATATCCTGATGCGTCTGTAACAGCACCAGATACTTTAAACATTGCATAAGTAGAAGGTGTACCTTCTTTAGTTACAGTTACAATTCCTCTTGCAACTGTATTAGATATATCATCCCAAGATTGTACATAACCAGATATATCTGCACTAGCATCATCTGCATCATCTACATATAAAATTGAAACACTTGATAGTGTTCCATTGTTAAAAGCAATTTTTCCTGCACCTGGATCAGCATCAGAAGTAGAATTATTCCAAGTCATTGCAAGTTGTGAGTTAGTTCCACTTGCTCCAGTAGAACCTGTAGAACCAGTTGATCCTGTAGCACCTGTTGAACCTGTATCTCCTTTACTACCACTTGCAGTAAAGTGTACTGATAATTCGTCAGCAGCACTAAAAGTATTGTTAGATGCTAAATGTGTAACAGCTAATTTATTGTAGCCACTAGCATCTGTTGAAGCACCTGTAATTTTAAATCTTGCATAAGTTGATCTATCATTAATATCATAGATCATTAAGAAACCTTTTATTGTAGATGTTGAATCATCCCAAGTTAAAACATCCGCAGAAGTTGTTACTCCATTTGCATCAGCATCATCAATATAAATTGCTGTAACAGATGCGTAAGTTCCATTATTAAATGCTATTTCTCCAGCACCAGGGTCTGCATCAGATGTACCTGTATCAAACTTGTAGTAATATCCAGGTATTGCACCATCTTCTCCAGATGCTACAAAAGAAACAAATACTCTATCATCATCAGCAAAAGTACCAGCATTATCAATATAAACTAAAGAAACTTTTGTATAACCACTAGCATCTGTAATAGCACCAGTTACTTTAAATACCATCCAAGTATCTAATGTATTTGTTTTTGAAATTCTTATTCTTCCTCTATTAGTATCATTACCTGCAACATCATCCCATGATTGTACCCATGCTGAAACATCTGTACCATTGTATTCTAAGTCATCAATGTACATTTCAGTTGCACTAGAAATTGTTGCATGGTTTAATCTAAATTTTCCTGCTCCAGGATCAGCATCACTTGTTGTTGTTGAATATTGAAATTCAGCACTATCTCCACCAGCAGGTAAAAAATTAGCAACTGTTGTTAAATTACCAGAACTATCAAATCCTAAAGTTTTAGATGCTCTTGTTGTGGCATCATCTGTAAATTCTGGTGATGTAATTGTATTTGTTCTTGAAACTTTAAACGATCTATCTAGCTCCTCTTGCATCTGTTGGATAGTCATAGTTGCACGATCCAAACCCTCTTCATGTGATTCCGCAGGGAATGGATCATTGGCAATATAATCTATTGCCTGAGTTTGCGGAACACCTCTTCTAATAACAACTGTTTCACCAGTTGCAGGAGTATTCCCAGATGTAAATGTAACATTACCACCTGACGCATCTCCAGCACCAGATACTGTGTAGTGCGTGGTTAGAGTTTTGGTTGTCTCAGTTCCTGTAGAGGATCTGATAATTACTTGTAAATCTGTGTCCGCAAAAATCTTAAAGGTATAGGCAAAAGCTGTTGTGCTTGAATTACCTGAATAGGAATTTTTTACTGTAGTTGAAGATACTGTCATATTAATTCTCTATATTATTAAATGTTACAATTAGCAATACCATATTATTGTGGTAATAGTACATTTATTTCTTCTGTTTCATCTCCTTTTTTTCTTTTTAATAAGCCATATTTTTTAATTTGAGCAGCTTCTATTGCATCCTTAACTTCAGGATATTCTTTAAGCATTTCATAATATGCTTTATCTTTAAATCCTTTAAATATTTTTTTAATATATACTTCTTTACCACCATCATTTTCAGTATTTCCTTCTTGTAAACTTTGATAATTATTTGAATCAAATGTTTTTTGTAAGTATTCTGTTAATGTTTTACCTTCTATTTTAACTTTACCTATATTTTCCATCATATAATCATAAGCAGATTGATCACCTTTTTTATATTCAGTTAAATCTACTGTCTTATATTTTATTTTTTGTGGTTCTCCAAGAGGAACTCTAAGTCTAGCAATCTCAAATGCAACTGGGTTATTTTTAACATCTATTTTTCTACCTACTAAGCTAGGTCCTTGAAACCAAAAAGAAAATGATGCTACACCATCTGGATTTAAATATAAACTACTTGGTGTTTTTTCTATAGGTTCACCTGTTAATATGTCTCTTCTAGGTTCTAAATATTTTTCACCTAATCCAGACCTTGCTATAATTCTATCTAAAAATCCTCTTGTTTCGTATGATTCTGTTTCTGGATCTAATATTCCTGGTATACCTTGATTTCTTAATGAAGCATAAGGTATAGCATTTCCTACTACTCCACCAAAAAATTTAGAAAAACTATTTTCAGTAGGATTAGCAATAAGTTCCATAGCATCAGATAAACCTCTTAAATAAGTTTTATTAGATGCGTTTCTAAATACAGTTAAAGCTGCTGAACTAAATATATCTTCTTTTTGTTGATCATTAATATTAATTAAATTTTCTTTTAAATCTGCAACAATTCCAAGTATGTAAAAACGAGGATCCATTCTATTATATTGTTTGTAGGTTATACTTCCATCTTCATTTTTTTGTGCAATAGAGTAAGGTTGCCAACCCATTGATAACCATGTTTTTTTAACTTGAAAATTAGATGGTCCATTACCTGTTATTTTAGGATATAATTTACCATCTTTATCTGCAATATCTTCTGTTGCTAAATGTAATCCATAACCTGCATAAGCCATACCCATAAATTGTCTACCTATAACTTCAGCTCTTGCTCTTCTATCTCCACTATTCCATAAATTTCTATTTTGTTTTGTAAGTAAACCAAATCCAGGAATACGATTTCCAAAATGTCTCCAAAGGTTTGTAGGTGTTCTTATAAAGGGAGCCATAAATCTAAATTCAGGTGAATTATTTAAAAATGTTTGTATTTTACTACCCCAATCTAAATAAGAACCACCTTTTAAAGAATTTGTATAAGTTGCTTCTCTTGCATAGTCTAAAGTTTTTGTATTAATACTGTTATCTTTTGTATTTGCTGATCCATTTTTATCAAAACCTTCATCAAAAATTCTTTTAATATTTTCTTTACCTTCTTTAGAACTTATTGATAAACCTCTTTCCATAGTATTATCTAAAGCATTAGTAAACAATCTACCTCTATAATTCATTTGTTTTAAAAGTTCATCACCTGTCATTAAAAGTCTTGATGGTAATTCTATAACATTACCTATCCAATCTATTGCAGTTCCAGCAGCTCCATCAAAACCTAAATTAGCACCACTAATAGGTCTTACTGCTTTACCACCTACAATTTCTAAGTTATCTTGAGTTCTAGCAAGAGGATCAAGTATTGCATCACCTTGTTTTAAAGCTAGTCCTGTAGCTTTTATAGTATCTCCAAAACTCATCATCATTCCTTGATATTGAGCAAAACCTAATCTTATTGATCTAACATCTGCTCTCGCAAGACCACCACCAATTTGTTCTAATGGTCTAATAAATGCTTCATAAATACCAGACTTCATGTTGATAGCTTGTGTAAATACACCAGACAATAATGAGTTAATATAAAGTGAGTTAAATGCTTCTATTGTTCTTTGGTATCTTGTTTTAGCAACAGAATTAATTACTTCTTCTAATGGTGCATCTTTAATTAAGTTTGCTATTGTTGTAGAGTCTCCTCTAAAGTTTTGAATAATATCTACCATTTTTTCTATATCTAAAACTTTACCTTCTGATCTAGCAACTTTTATTCTACCTGCTTGAGTAGTTCTAGCTGCACCTCTTATTTGATCTTTAAGAGCAATAACTGTTTTTCTAATTATTTCACTTTGCAAAGCCACATCTTCTTTTGCTTGTTTAGTCCATGCTTTAGTATCTCTGCCAAATTTTTTAACATATTGTTCAGAAGTTTCTTTTAAAGTAAATGCAAGTTCTTGTAATACTTGTTTAGATGCTAACATTCTAACTGTAGCATTTTTTGCGGCAGCAGCTTCTTTAGGTAATGCTTTTAAAACTTCTTCTTTATTTCTTGATAATAATGTTGCAAGTTCTTCTGCTGTTTGATTTTTTAATACATCATTTTCTAAATAATCTTTTGTTACATCATCAAATCTTTCAGATACATCATCTATTGTTTTTAAAACTTCAGCAGAATTTAAAAATGATTTAGTATTTAATATTCTTTTAATAAAAGATTCAGTTTGTTTCTTAGCTTCTTTTTCACCAATGTTTATTTTTTTTATATATTCTTTAGTATTAATAGCTTTATTATCTTCTACAATTTTAGTTAATACTTTTTTATTTTTTTTCTTTTTCTTTAAACCATCAATAGCTTCACCAGTTTCTTTATAAATTTTTTCTTTCTCTGCTATGTCTTTAGTTTTTTTAGCTTTTTTAAATGCTTTGACACCAAACAATATTTCAAGTGGTCCACCAATAAGCATCCCCTCAAGTACATTTTTTAACCTACCTTCCATTTCAGTATCATCTTCGTCTGTAGCTAAGTATTGAGTAACTGCATTATTTAATACAGGAGAATCAAACTCAACTAGCATATCTGCTAGTCTACCTTCATTAGGATCAAACACAGTAAGATCAGCTACAGCTCCAGCAGATATACCTCTTAATGCTGTCTTAACTATATTACCACCTAGACCAACACCTTTTAAAATTTTAGATGGTCCTATAAATCCTGTTACAAATCTTGCTGCACCTTCAGTTAAATTTTCACCAATACCTTCTGGTTTATGAAACACAGGTAAATTTCTTTGTTGAGAATATGCTCCTTCTTTCCATTTCTTAGGAGAAACATATTTTGGTATTAAATCTTTAAATGTAAATTTACCATCTTTATCTCCAAACTCTAATCCACCCAATGAAACTATATTTTCATCTAAAAAATCACCTTGTTCTTCTACCGCATTAACAACACCTTGAGCTGCTGATAAAGTTAAACTTCCTGCTTTATTCCAAAAATTAAAATCTTCTTCATCTGGATTAGTAATTAATCCAGAATTAACTGGTTCTACTTTATTAATATTTTTTTTAGCTTCTTTAATAAATTGTAGAGCTTCTTCAGATAGCTGTACATCCGCCATAATTATCCTTCTTGTCTTGATTTAAGAATTTTAATATAGTCATTAAAAAATTTATTAACTTGAGGTTTACCTTCCTCATCTACATAACCATTTAATCTAGCCATTGTTATTAAAATATTTTTTTGACTTGGATCAGCTTTATATTGATCATATAAAGAAATTATATTAGATGTTTCTCTAATTACATTAAATTTATTTTCTTCTAAATTAAATGCTGTTATTTGTTCTATTGAAACTTCTTCATATTTATCAATTAAATCTAATCTAAGTTGTCTAGCATATTGTTGCTGTTCATTATAAGTTGCGTCTGGATTTGATTGTACATATAAATCTATTCTTGCATCATATTCCAAACTAGCCTCTGTTGCTCTTTCTTTATTAACAGCTTTATTAAAAGAAGCATCAAAAGCATTAAAAAAAGTTCCTTCTAATAATTTCTTTTGTTCTGTTTGATATTCAAAAAATTTATTACCTTGTTCAATTTTTCTAACAAAAGTATCGTGAGTAATACTTTCACTTAATATTTTTTGTTTTAATGTTGCAAATTGTGCTTCTCTTTTACCAGATATAGTTTTGCTACCATTGTATCTTTCAAAATTTTCTAGTTCATTTAATAATCTTTCAGCTTCTTCATAGTCAGCATTAGGATCACCTTTAACAGCAATAGATTCAATTTTTTGTACATAAGAATTATAAATAGAATTATTAAATATTTCATCAGATAAAAATTTAGCACCATTTATATCTTTATCTAATTGTTTAATTTTTTCTACAGCATCTGGTGTACCAATAAGAGAATCAGCATCTGTTAATAATAAAACACTATCAATAGCTTCTATTCTTTTTTTAAGATCGTTAGATCCTAACATATGTTCTTCATTAAATAATTCAGCTTTTAAATATAATTGGTCTTTATATTTTTGTTTTAATACAGGATTAGTTTCAGATTTAAACTTTGCTACATCTGCATTAATATCATCATTATAAATTTTAGCACTTTCTTTTTCGTATGCTTTAAAAGAATTTTGTTTTAAATGATAAATGCTTTCAGAGTTTTCTAAATCAATACTGTTTTCAATTAATTTTTTAACTCTTCTATTTTTAACAGTAGATAATTTTTGATTTATTAAAGGTGTAAAAGTTGTTTTCCAATTATTAATAGCTTCATCTTCACTAATATTATCTTTTTGTGATTCAATAATTTTATCTGATTCTGCTTTTAATTCTAATACTGCTTTTTTTGCAATTAACTTTTCTTCGTTATCTCTTTTTTTAATTGCATAATTTGCTAATTGATCAGATGCAGGTAAAAGTTTTGCAGCAATAGTAGAAGTTGGTGATACTTGTATACCAGTTGCTACACTTCCAACATCTGTTGTGGGTCTTGCAGTTGATTCAAATGTAGGTATTTTAGGCATAATTATCCAAACGCTTTTAATAAACTTGTTCCTGCTTGAGCATAATACCCAAACTCTGTTGCTTTAGCTTGTTGTCTAGCAAGTTCACCTGACATACGAGCAAAGTTTGCTTCTTCTAATTTTCTTGATTCTGCAACTTTAGAATTGTAATCAATAATATCTTTTTCTATTTCTGCTTGTTCAGCATTAAATTTTAAAATTCTTAAGCCAGAATTAGAAAGTTCTGCACCAGAAGTTAGTACAGCAGTTTTTGTTTGACCTTGTAACTGTGCAAATTTTTGATCAAATCTAGCAAGATCAAATTCTTTTTGTTGTTGTATTCTTTCAGCTTCTTGTACTTTAACTCTAAAATTTCTATCAGCTATTGCTTTATTGTATGCTCCAACTGTACTTGCTTGTCTACCAGCTACTATTGCTGTTCCTGCGGATATATAAGGTGCTGCTGTTGTTAATGCTGGTGCTGCTGCTGCTAAAAATCCCATTAAAATATCCTCGCATATCTGTATTGGTCTGAACCATCAAACCCATAGTGTTTCATTAATCCCTCGTTCTTTAATCCTAACCATTCTGCAAATCTTATACCTTTGTCAAAGTCTGTTCTTACAGCAGTTTGAACTCTTTTAATATTATATTTTTTTGCAACCTTGGCAAAATCTTTTTTAATTGCTTTCGCTACTGCAATAGGATGATCCCAAACATCTTGTGTTGCAATGACCCAACCTTCTGCAACTTGACCCCAAATCATTTTCATACCAGCAGCAAAGATTGGTTTGTTATCAACCATACCTGTAAAAGCTAAGTGGTCTTGCACAAGGTTCATAGCATCTCCATCAAACTGTGCATCCTTATCCATAAGTTTATGATTCATTTGGCATGATAGTATAAATCTTCCATGTTCAGCAGTGTAAGGTACTATATATAGCATATTATCCATCATTTGTCTGTAATCTTGGGTATAACGATAAAATTGTAAAAGGTAAAGGTTGTCTTTGCCTAACATAAATAAAACCATCTGTTTCATAGTTTCCTCTAAACTCTACCTCTTTGTCTCCTGTAAATGGTGGTATACCTTCATCCATTAAATCAGCAGAACTTCTAAATGGTATTCTTTCCATGTTTGAAAGATCAGGTCCTACTTCTACACCTATTGTTTCAAACATTCTAACTGTTATATCATATATTCTTTTTGTCTTACCTTGTGATGTACCATTCTGTGAACCAGCATTTAATCTCATAGTTTGTAGTAAAGATGTATAAGCTAAACCTATTTTAACATTGGTTGAAGAACGATCTAAAGTTACACTACCAGAGCTAACAGTTTTATCTGGGTGCGTTGCACCATCTGCTAATATAGAAACTGTTTGTCCTTCAAGGTGATCTAGTCCTGATATTGTTGTAGCAGCACTACCACTATAACTTAATGCACTATCTAAAAAATTAAATGATGTATTATCTGTTTCATCAAAATCAAATACATTTAATATTTCTACAAATCTTCTAGTTGCACCATTGATTGTTCTTTTAACAATTACATAAACTTGATATTCAGTATCGTCAGTTGGAATAACTGCAACACTTTCACATACTGCTTTACCTTCATTGGTTTTAGCTAATCTAGTAGAATCATCTAAAGATGTAACAGTTAAAAATCCTGTAGACAATGGTGATGTTTCTGTAATCGTAACTACATTACTACTAACTGTTGCTGTAAAATCAGAGTCAGCATCTATTAATGTTTTTAAATTTGTTGCACTTTGGTTGTTACTTGTTGTTGTATGAAACTTACCAGTTGTAGAAGATGTAGCAGAAGTAAAAGTTGTAGTTGTGCCATCTGCTTTTGTTAAAACTATTCTTGTACCATTTGCTATGTTTGCATAATCAGTAACTGTAATTGTTGCATTACCAAATCTACCACCAAAAATATGTCTGTGCCAAGCAGTTACTTGTTGTTCTCTTTGATAAGTTAATCCTACCAACTCACCATCACCTCTAACTCCATAAACAATTTGATTTGGTTCTTGTTGATATGCAATCTGTGTTAAACCACCTTCACTAATGTGTTCAGCAAGGATAGTCATATCAGGTGCAATGTAACCATCTACATCAAAGTTATATGCTAGTTCTCTAATTTTTCTTTTTGCTCTTTGTAAAAATAATGTTGCATTACCTACAGCTATAGCATCTACATTAGCTGCACCATGGTTAGATTGTTTTTTAATTAATATGTTTGTAGGTGTAACAGCACTATCAGTACCACCTCCTGATACAGTAAACTCACCACCTGCTGTACCAATAATTAAAGTTCTAGTTGCTGTCATAAATCTAATAGCATTAACTTGGTTAGATGCGATTGTATAAATGATTGCATCATCATCAGCTATAGTACCACCAATGTTTGCATCCATGTTTTCGTAATCACCAGACTTTGAAAAGAATATTGTTTGTGGTTGATCAGTTGTTCCTGCAAAAACTAATCTTTGTTCAAAAAAAGTTACGCAAGAAGGATGACCTGTAGTGTCAGAGAAAGCTCCTAGTTGCCAGTTAGCTGTAGCACTAGCACTATCTAAAGCTGTAATAATTGTAATGGTTGCATTAGTTGTATCTGTTACTCCAGTTATCTTTGCATAACCTGCACTTAAATAAACAAATCTTCCAACATCTGTTGATTGAAAACCTGATCCACCATTAATACCGGTAACCGCAGAAGCAACTAAAGCTATACCTGTACCTACTGCTGATTGACCTGGATTTAAAGTTGTGTCAGTTGTGTTGGCATCTTGCATTGGTCCTTTAGTAAAATCTACATCTGTTAATGTCCAAGTAGTATGAGCAGTACGAGATAGTTTTTCTACTTCATGTGCAGGATGAGTGATGTACATAACATCAGCACTCTGTGCAAATTTTAAATCAAAAAGTTGTGCAGTAGTATAAGGTGTTGTTATTTCAAAAACTTTATTAGCTACACCACCAGAACTATAAGCAGTAAATGCAGAACTATTTATATCAACTCCATCTTTATCTTGTAGTTCAAATGTGTTTGTTGTTTTGTCTGCAACTAAAAATCTTTTACCATTAACTTGTGTCATACCAGAAACACCACTAATCAATACTTCATCACCATTTTCATAACCATGTGATGTAGCAGTTACGACAGCAGGATTCGCAGCAGTAATTCCAGATATAGTTTTGTCTCCTTCTAACACAGCACCACTATCTTTATACACTCTCATTTTTAAGTTTGAGAACTCAAGCATATAAGTTTGTGTTGTTGAAAATTCAAAAGGAATTAATCTTGTTTTGTTATCGCTATCAGCTACCTCTGCTACGAATGTAGATCCTGGTCTACGAGCTGCTGACCCATGTGGATATACCACTAAATTTTCTAAAGTTGAGCAACCTGATGCGTATTTAGTTAGATCAGTTCTTCCATCTAATCTTGGTGATAGTTCGCCACCAGTAAAGTTTGTTAGTTCTACAGCTACCCTAGCCATTTATTAAAACCTTGAGTTTATAAATGTACCTGCATCTATTTGATCTGACATGCCTAGGTCTTGATCTATATTTTGACCTTCAGTTGAATCTATAAATCTAGCATCTTTTAATTTATCTTGAAATAAATTGTACATATTAGAAGCTGTTTGATTATTTGATGTAACTGCAAAAGCAATGTCTGCACCTAAAGCAGCAGATAAAGTTTCTCTTAATGATTCATCATATTCATTGGGATCTGTTATTCTTCCAATGTATAATATTTTCATACTTGATGTATTACTTAATATCTTTCTACCTTCTACTTTGTAGTTTGAATCATAATCTAATATTCTAAGCAACCTTAAACAATCTGCTGGTAATGTATAAGCATAACTAAAACCCCATGCAGGAGCTGTAGTGTCTGCTGCTAGTTCAACTCTTTTTTGTAAGCAGTTCCAAGGATGTGATCTGAATACTGCATCTCTTACTTGAGTATATCTTGAGTTGCAAAGTCTAGCATTTTTTGAATCTTCTGTTAATGAAAGGATAGTTGTTGCACCTAGTTGATTTAATGCTCCATTACAAATGTCTACTACTGATGCCATACTATTTCCTTATTATATATTTTCGCCTTATATGTCTATCTTTTTCTAAAGCAAAAATTTCTTCTTCTGTTCTCTCTTCTTTGGCATCAAATCCATAATGATACTTAGAAGTATGTTTAAATCTGTCTACCAAAACATATCTGTACACATAATTATTTTTTTTAAAATGTAGTACAGTTTTTAAATCTTGAATCTTTTTCATAAAAAGGTGGGGATTACTCCCCACCTAATATCTAGTTATTAATTAACTACATAATTAATGTTCCAGTTTAATGTTCCAGCAGTACCACCAGTTGCGTCAAAAGTAATCGCAATATAGTAATATCCACCAGGATCTGTACTATCACCAGCTAATTCCCAAAGTTTTTGAGAACCAGTGTTCAAGTCAGCAGCTTCAAAACGAACATCTGTCATTCCAGCAGCATCAGCTACTGAAGTAGCAAAAGCATCTTCGTCTTTAACTGTACCATCAGTTTTGTATATACCAACATTGAATGTACACGAACCACCGAATGTGTCTGAGCCAATAAATAATTGTGGCACAGCAGCATTACTAGGAATAGGTGCTAACATAACAATGTCGTTATCTGTACTATCACCAGCAGCAAGTTCTACCGATCCATGTGCAGTTCTAACAACACCTGCTAATTCAGCAGCATTATTAAGAACTGGTGGAGTCGCTTCGAAGTTTGATACCAGGTCTGTATTTTTAGTTGTCATAATTATATCCTCCTATTACTATTATGATTCTGTACATTGTACTTCAAGAACTTTAGCTTCTTCCATACGAGTTGCACCAATGCTCATGCAGTAGTACACTTGAGTAGCATAAGATTTATCACTTCTTTCGTCTATACGAGCATTAACATCTTTGCCAATACCTAAAGCGATTCCATCTTGTGCAAAAGCTATACATGATCTAGTTGTGCTAGATAATGAAAGTCTGTTTGATACAATGAAATTAAAACCAAGGAACGAGTTTACTTCACCATTTGCCAATGCTTTGACAGTGTTGAAGTCAGAACTTGTAACCTCAGTTGTTCCTAAAAGATCAGTGATCTGCTTCGGAGACACGATTATGTGTCTAGGAATTGAAGGATCTACATCACCTAAATCAAAAGTCTGTTTTGCAGTTCTTAATTTAGCAATCGTTAAACCAGTAGAGCCATGAGCTATAGCTGATTGTGCTGATGTACTTGTTGATCCTGTTTCACCTGTGTACGCAGTACCAAGTGCAGCAGTTATGATCACATCATCTATTGCTCTTCCCATTGCCATAGCAGCAGCTTGAGCATAAGATGAAGTTGGATCTATTAAGAGTCTAACTTTGTCTTGTTGATCTATTAAATCAGCAAATTCATAATCCGCAAGAGACACTCTTCTTCTCGCATGAGGTGTGTCTATTTGTGGAGTGTCTGAATGTCTGCTAGTTTTTTCAACAGCAGTTACTGAGCCAACTTGGTCAAAAAAAGCATTTTTTCCAACCACAGATTCAACTCTGACTTTGTCTCTTAATAACGATCCCATTTGTTGAGATAGCATTTGTACATTAGCAGAATACTGCTGTACAAAAGCTGTAGTTATATTTGATGACATATTTGTCTCTCCATATTATTGTTAGTTAAAATAATCAGAAAGGTTCTCCACTAAATAATAGTAGGCATCTCTTGGATTTTAAGTCTTTTAGACTAGAGTCTATTCCTTTTTGTCAATAAGGTTCTTTCGAATTGTCTTACCATTTATCCACTTATAATAAATATCTGCGGTTGGCAAGGGATTATTTTTCTGTTGTTCAGAACCTGTCTCCTTAATCAACCGCAATATTTCTAATCTAATTTCTTTATCGTTTAGATTGTTACTTGGCATTTAACATTTCTCTTAATGTATAGACTTGTTGTACCATTTTATCGTGATCTGGATGACCTTTATTCCAGTATGGATTACTTCTATCATTAACAATAGAAGATATTTCTTCTTCAATATTACTAACCGATTGTGCATTTTCGCTTTCTGTTGCAACAATTTTATCTTCTTGCATCATACCTGCTATCTTTGCAAAACCTTTTATAATCTCTGGATGATCTCCAAGTCTTGTACCATTTGATAAAGTCATATCTAAAACTTCTGGATTAATATTAGCTTTTGCTAATGCACCAGCTTGTTTAACTTTACCTTCAAAGTCTCTACCCCACTCTTGTCTTAACTGTTGTTCAGCTTGAGCTTGAGCAGTTTCAGTATCAATCTTTGATTGTTGTGCAGTACCTTCCATATTATTTTTATAAAACTCTAAGATACCTTGAGCTTGTTTATTATTTAAACCTAGCTTATGTGATTGCTCTGCAAATTGTTTTATTGCATTTTCATCTAAATTTACTACTTCAGATTTTGCATCTAAAGAATATTTATCAGCAGATTCTGGTCTACCAAGTTTAGTATAAACCTCATCCCAATGTTCTTCTGTAGAATTATTAGTTGGGATAACAAGTTTATCTTGACCAATCATTTTGACTGCATTGATATAAGATTTTGCTAAAGCATCTGCTTCAGTAAACTTTTCAATATTTGGATCGTTTCTATATTGTTCACTTATAGAATCTTTCCAAGTTGATTGAGTTGTTGTTTGTGTTGTTTGTGGTGCAGGAGTATCTGCTCCTTTAACTGCAACTTGTGTGGCAGTTGGTGTAGGTGTCTCTGTTTCTGTAGTTGTCTTTTGTTCTACAGGCACAGTTTCCTGTGTTATCTGTTCGCTTGACATAGTTATTTACCTTTTTCATTTTCCTTTTGCAGCATTGATTTAATAAATAGAAGAACGCTGCGTTGTCCTTCCATGTATGCACTCTCATGACTATCACCTTTTACATTAGTGGTAGAATGATAATGACATCTTTTTTCAAGATCAGCTAAGACTTCTTTGCCTTCGTCTGTATTGAATATGTATTTATAATTTGTTTTTAATTTTGTTATTAATTTTTCTAATTGTTTATTTTCTTCCATACTATTCCACATCAGCATTTGCTACAGCTCTTGCTTCGTCTGGCAATGCTTTTGCTAGTGGTGCTACATCTCCTCCTGCTTTAGCAACTTGTTGTAGTTGTTGCATCTGTTGCATTTCTTGTTGTTGTTGTTGTGCTTGTTGTCTTTCTGCATTTACTTCACTTTGTGATTTTAATATTTTTTGTGGCACACCAACAATGTCTGCCAAGTGTTTTACAAGGTTATCAAAATTAATATAATCAAATACTGGTGCTACATTTGCAAGTGATCCTAATATTTCTACTGTTCTTATAATGGATTGTAGCTCTGTAGATTTTTGTGCTTTAGCAAGTGGAGAAACATATTCTATTTCTATATCTCTACCTGATAAAAACTCTGGAGCTGGTGGTAACATATTGTTACGAAGTAATATTGCAAACACTCTATCAATTAATGGTTTTAATAATTCAGATTGTAATCTACCTAATACAGGTCCTAGTAATCTCATCTTCTCTTCGTTTCTTTGTATGACTTCTGTTGCTGTCATTTGTGGACCTTGTTGCATCATTAATTGATTTACATAGAACACAGCTCTAATACTATCTCTTCTTTGCTCTTCCATATTTAAACCTAGTGGATTGTTTGCACCAATGTTTAATGGTTCAATTCTATCTCTTGTACCTGATCTATAAAAATTTAATCCACCTGGTACAGTTCTAACTGGTAATAAAAATCCATCATCAGGAACTAATAGTGGTGGGTCTACTTGTTTCTGTGCAGCTTTAATAGTTGTCTTTGACATTTCATTTAACATCTTGACATCTGGCAATGCTGTCATTGCAGGTGATCTTCCATAAATTTCATTTGATGCTTTTAAATATCTTGGTACAACAAAAGGAAACTCTCTAAATCCAGATACAGATAATTCATTACCATTTTTAAATTCAATATACACAGATTCAAATGGCATATTAGCTTTATCTTTTTTGTTAGGATTAAAATCTGCTCTTGGATAAACTGCGTGTAGTATTTCTATTTCTTCGTATGGATCTTTTTTTGCTTTTGTTTGCACATCAGAAGAAACTGTGTCTCCAAATTTTTGTATTGCAGCTCTAGCAGATATTTTAAATTTTCTATAAATAGTATCTATTCTACCTTTATCATTTTCTGCAATAAATACTTCGTTGATATGCCTTGTTGAAAATTTAATTATGTCATCATTATCTTCTTCAATAAACATTGCTGCTGTACCAAATGTTATAAGGTCATGGTACAATTCAAATATTTCTTGTTGAAAGTTTGATCTATTAAA